ACGCTTCAACTGTCGAATTTCCTTTATTTTCAGCAAGAATTGGATGTATTTAAATAACTTGACGCGACTATTTAAAACCCATACTATTTAATTATCAGAGCAAGAAAAAAACTAAGGAGTACCAAATGAATACAGAAACGAAAAATTCACACCAAACCCGCACCAATGAACTAGTAGATGCAATCGTTACAGAATTAAACCTAGAAAGTGACTTGCACATAGAGGCATGTCTACGCAAAGTGATAGAAGCAAAAAATACCCATGACAGCCTGCGCTCACTTGAGTACCTATTGCAAACAATTTTGCGCGGACAAGGCAGAGACTTCTATTACAGCACACGGGCAGGTTCATAATGGCAAGCAACATTATTAAAGACCTAGAGATCGACTTAGGCAGTTTGAATGATCAAATTATTGAAGCGATAAATGACACTCTTGAAAATTTAGACTTGCAGGGTTTAGGCGATGACGGCAACACAGAATTTTCTGTCGAGAACGTCGAGGTGCGATTAGTGGATGGTAAGTTTTTGGCAAACATTTATCTGCACCGTGAGTCTGGCAAGTTTATGAGCAACGGAGATTTAGAGGAAGCAGTCCTCTATCAGGTTAACCGAGAGAAAATTGCAGTCACAGTAGAAATAGGTGCATGATGAAAACTTACAATCTTACAGCATTAGGCAGGAACGAAATCAAGGGGCTAAAACTTACGCAAGAACAGGTCGAAGCAATGATAGGCAATCAGGCGGTCGAAAGACTAGAGGAAGTAATGGCAAGCGGAAAAGTAAAAGTTTTAAAGGGTTTAGATTCTTTGGAAAAAGACTCACTTCACAAATTCGTTGTCAAAATTTAATCAACCAAAAAGGATAAAAAATGTTTTTAGAATCATGGCATGGCGCAAAGTGGACGGCTCGGGGGTTGAAATTTAAACACACGGTCGAGGGTGCGCTATTTCTCGTTGCAGCATTTGGGGTTATGGCATCTTCAGGATGGGGGCAGTGAAGAAGGCACAATGCTTTCGCTGCGGAAAGTTTTATTACATAACCGAGTGGGGGAATAAAGGATCGCAAAACGTGTGCGCTTGGTGCTTGAGGGAATTATCCCGCTAGACTAAATCTATGTCAGACCTACCGACTCAAATTAGCAAGTTGATAAATGACGCGGGGGCAACCTTTGAACAAAACGCTATTTGCTCTTCATGGCTGCTCATTACTGAGTGGGTAGATGGAGAGGGGCGGGTATGGCTTGAAGAACATAGGACGAGCGAGATGCCCGCGTGGAAAAGGTTAGGCATACTTTATTACGTCTTAGATACAAATACTGATTATGAAGAGGAACAATAAAAATGCCTAATCTGCTAAAGCAAAATTCAGAATTACGAGCCGATCGCATTTGGAATTGGACTCTACCTGCATGGGTTACCAAGATGCCCGATGGGACTAACATTAATGTTTGCCCAAGTGCGGGGGCTTGCGCAAAAGTTTGTTATGCGAGAAATGGGACTTACAACTTTAAGGGGGTGAAGGCAGCGCACACAAGAAACCTCTCTATGGTTAGAGATGATTTAAACAAGTGGAGCGAATTAATGAAACAGGAATTAAGGCATAAAAAATTTTCGCCTTCTGGGGTTGCTCGATTTGACGAGGAGCAACTAGCCGCGTTGGCACTAAACGCACGAGATGCAATTTGGGCAGAGGTGGGTGGCGCGGCTGTGAGAATTCATGACGCGGGAGATTTTTTTAGTGCAGAGTATTTACTGAAGTGGCTAGAAATCGCAGAAGAATTTCCTTTAATTGTTTTTTATGCTTATACAAAAGAAGTTTTAAAGTTTCGGGAATTAGTGGAAAGAAAAGCACCCGCCAATTTCAAGTGGGTTTATTCAATGGGGGGAAAGCACGACTCGATTATAAATCTAGACACGGAGAGGCATGCAGATGTGTTTCCAACCATGGAGATGCTTCTAGAACGGGGTTATACTCCACAAACAGAGAGCGATTTATACGCCGTACTGCTGCCTACTACACGGATCGGTGTACCAGCAAATAACATACCTGCATTTAAAAAAATCATGCAGGGCAAATCTTTTTCAGAAATCCAGAAAAACAGGAAAACCCATGACTAGCCAGCATCGCAAACACAGGGGCTATAAATCTCAATCCATACTTGCAGAGTATTTAAAAAAGCAGGGCTGGACGTTTGCAGAATCAACGGGCGCGGGGAGATCTGGCAGCGATGTGACGGGAACGCCGTGCATTGATTGGGAAGTGAAAGCAAGGGCGGATTTCAACCCGTCGGCAGTAATGAAACAACTTAAAGACCGAGGAAAAGACGGCACGTTACCTGTCGCTGTTTTGCGGTTAAACGGTCAGGGCGAGGAGAGTATTACCGAGTGGTGCTTTATTGTGAGAGTAGAGGACGGGATACAACTGCTTAAGGGGGCTGGGTATGGGAGCAACGCCTAGGCTTTTAACTAGCGAGTGCGCCGCTCATTACCCGAGGCTGTGGGGATTAATTGAATCCATGTCTAATAACCGCGCTGTCAGAAAGTACCCAATAATGCTAGACATGATTTCATTCAGCCAAGAATTCGAAAACTGGGTTATGTCGGCTACTGATCACATCGAATTAATTACAGAAAAGGCTGCCCCTGAACGTCGTCATAGTTGGAATCATTACGGGGCAGATCCGATAGTCGCGGAAAGACTAGATTACTTTGCAGATGAAATCGGGTTGATGGTTTTAAAGCAAGAGAGTGTGGCGACGGTTATGCTGTACGACTTGGGGGATTGGCATCACGCCATTTTGCAACGAACTACGCCGAGTGAATTACCTAAATACATGGCATCAATTAAATGCCCAGAATGTCAAAAATTTGCAATCTTGAAGCACAAGTCTGACTATTTTTGTGTAAATAAAAATTGCCAGCACGCATGGGTTAAGGCTTGAAGAAACTTAGAGAGAAACTTTTAGAAAGATGCAAGGGTTATTGTGAATTGTGCGGGGGGTCGCTGGGAGATAACTGGGCGTTACATCACCGCAAATTAAAGTCTAGGGGCGGGAAAGATGAAATCGCTAACATAGTTGCACTACATCACAAGTGCCACAATCTTGGGACTGATTCGGTGCATTTAAATCCAGCAAGAGCAAAAGAGACTGGCTTTATGGTTTCTTCATGGGATGATCCCGTTTTAATTTGGATTTTATACTATGATGGGTTTAAAGTGTATTTAAAGAATGACGGAACAATCGAGAGGGCAAAAGAATGTCAGGAGAACCAGCGATAACTTTAACGGGTCGGATTGGTGGCGAGGTTAAATTAAATTTCAGCCAGTCAGGAAAAGCGGTAGCAGCGTTTAGTTTAGCAGTAACGCCGAGCGTTAAAGAAGATAATGAATGGGTAAAAAAAGCAACAATGTGGTTTAACGTTTCTTTATGGAAAGACGCGGAAGGATTCACGGATCGCGCTAAAAAAGGTGACTTAGTTTTAGTGAGTGGAAAATTTGATACTTGGGAATACAAAACCAAAGAGGGCGAAAATAAACTTAGCCTTCAAGTAAACGCTGAAAGTGTTGGCTTCGTAATGACGAACGAGCACAAGCAAGAAAAAACTCAGGACAGTCAGGTGCCGTGGTGAGTGAATCAGTAAGAGCGGAACACATTAAAGAGATTGCCCGCTGTGGAAGTTTAGAGGCGTTAAAAATTGCAAAGGCAGTTAGTAATTTAATTGCAGAGGAGATAGAAGCACATGCAGAATTTTTGGAAATTGAAGGGGACATTTACGGAATGGGGGGCGGGCTTAGAAAAGCCGCTGCTATTTCCAGAAAGTACAAAACAGATGGAGAACAAAATGAATGAAATAGTTACCGAGCCTATTAAAGATGGCACTTATGTAGAAACAAGTTTCGGAAGAGAAGAATGGCATGACGTGGAAGACAAGGCAAAAAGAAAATACACAGACAAGGCATCCGCAAAAGCGAACAACCTTAACCCAGCAAGCGTAAGAGCATGGGCGATTGCAAATAATGTAGCAGTTGGTAAGCGCGGAAGATTTGACTCGCACTTAGTAAGACGCTACATTTATGAAACGCAACAAAAGAATTCTGCAACAGCAGAATAAACACAACTGAATAAACAGATGACTTTGTGGGGAAGCGGGAAATCTGGCAAGAAAATTAGCGGGGTTAGTAGTTGAAAGACTATTAGCCTCGCTTTTTCCTTTTGTTTATAGCAGGAAACGCCCTTATTTAAATACTTGACTCATTGTTTCAAATCAAATACTCTTTAATTATCAGAGTAAGAAAAAAACAAGGAGAAAAAAATGAACAAGTCAAGCGAAGACCGCAAACTAAAGATAGCAAGTTTAAAGGAAGCAGCAATCTTAGTCAGCGAAAATGAAGTCGCTGCATTTTTAGCCCGCACTGCAAAAAAATACTCACCATTAAATGTGCAAATGATTATAAGCCAAAATCCTGAAGCATCAGTAGTTGCAGGATACAACGCTTGGAAAGAAGCAGGACGAGTAGTTAGAAAAGGCGAGAAGGGCATCGCAATCTTCGCTCCAATTTCCAAGAAAAATAAAGAAACCGAAAAGAGCGACATCTACGGATTCCGCGCAGTTTATGTTTTCGACATTAAGCAGACTGATGAAGTCGCCACAGGGGTGGCGGCATAATGATTTACTACTCAACAAGCGAAGTAGTTTTACCAACACTACCCAACGGTAGAAACACAAAATGTTTTTACTGCACGTCAAAAGGTTCACACTTTATGGAAACCTACGATGCACCACCAGTCGTTTACACATGTGGCGAATGTTGCGGGGGCTGTCTATGGGATGAAGACTGCGATTACGCACCCGAATAAACCAACCAAAAAACTAAGGAGTATCTAATGGGTGATTATGACGAGAACGGTTACAACGGCTGGACAAATTACGAAACTTGGAACGTGGCACTGTGGCTTGATAACGATGAGAGGTCACAAAGGGCAGTAGTTCTGTTTATGGGTAAGCACGGCTCAAAGCCTAGCCCCTACAAAGTGTTCGCAAAAGAGCATCTAGTCGGTGCAACTGGCGACGGCGTGCTGTGGGATGACGCACTGCTCGATCACAAAGAATTAGACGACATGATGAGGGAGCAAGGATGAAAGAAAGAACAGAGGCACGAGAATCGGAATTTATTGCAGCAGTGATTGAGGTGGCAAAAGAAACTGAAATAAGCCCATCGCAAATAGAGATTAGACCCGCAGTTGTATTCATGTATCAGGGGGAAAGTTCTACCGCCGTTTACTACTATGGAGCAGTAGACCAATTTAGGGTTAGTCAGTACTCGATTAGCGAAATTGAAACCTATTTTAATCCAGAATCGGGGGAGTTTGTGGACATAAAAAGTTTTGACAATCCGACAGAGGCGATTCTGCATGCAATTGAGGTTGCGAGTTAGTGGCATACGACATTATGGATAAGTACCCGCTAGAGCCGCAGGCGTGCCATGAGTGTGGGGCGGTCGCGGTGTTCATGGAGTACGGCAATCATTTAGGATACGCGCAAAATCAATTTTGGTGCTTGGAGTGTTTAACGGCAAAAAAATTCTTAGACGATCAGAATTTGCTAGTATTGAGGAAGCAGGAGGGCTGACTCATGAACGTAAAAGAAATCTCGCTAGATGATTTAATTGAATACCCTAACAACGCACGCAGAGGCAACATTAGTGTTCTAGTTGATTCGCTAAAGGTTAATGGGCAGTACCGCCCTATCGTGGTGCAAAAGTCCACTAGTTATGTATTGGCGGGCAACCACCTTTTACGGGCAGCCAGAATTCTGGGGTGGGACACGTTAGATGCAGTGGTGGTTGATGTCGACGAGCAGGCGGGCTTAAAAATAGTTCTAGCGGACAACCGATCGGCAGACTTGGGTGATTACAACGAGCAACTGCTTTCTGGTTTATTGGAGATGCTGGAAAATTTCGATGGCACGGGATACACCGAGGCGGACATTTTAGATCTAGAAAACGCGATAAACCCCGAGCCACTAGAAGAGCGGGCAGAGGTTGAATTTTCGTTAGGGATGAGAGAGTCAAATAACTACCTAGTACTCGTTTTTGACAATGAGTTAGACTGGCAAGCGGCTATTACTACCTTTGATTTAAAGACCGTAAAGGCGTGGGATAGCCGTAAGGGATTTTCGAGAATGGGGGTAGGCAGGGTTATAGCGGGGGCGGAATACGTCAGGAAATTAAACGGGGATTAACTACCCTTACTCTTCGCTTACTGGTGATTTAAATCTAAAAACTACCTTCACTACCCGCCTACTTTAAGGAAAAGAAGCATGCTAATAGTTAGCCCATCGTATAAGCGCGCAAATGATGTAAAGATTAAGACGTGGCTGCCAGATGTGACGCTTGCTGTGCATGAATTTGAAGTAGCCGAATACAAAAAAACGTACGGAGATAACATACTCGTACTACCTGACGAAACCCGCGGAAACATGGCAAAGGTTCGCCAAGCAATTCTAGACTCTGTGCCCTCTGGTGAGTGGGTGTGCATGATGGATGACGACATACAAGAAGTTGGATACTTCGGCAAATCGATTGGGTTAGGTAATCACGAAACGTACGACACGGAACAATTCATGGAATTCATGGATAAGGGCACAATGATGGCGGAAGAGGTAGGCACTACTTTGTGGGGCATAAACGTTTCCTACGACCCGCGCTTCTATCGGGAATACACGCCGCTATCTTTCTCTTCGCCTGTGTTGGGGACATTCTGCGTGCAGAAGAAAGTAAAAGGGATTCAGTACGATGCAAGACTTGGTTTAAAAGAAGATTATGACATTTTCTTACAGCATCTTCATCGCAACCATAAGGTTTTAAGGTTTAACTCTCATTACTACATAGCAGGACACCTGACGGTGCAGGGTGGGTGCGGGGCGTATCGGGTGATGGAAGAAGAAGAAAAGCAGATGGGGATTCTGCAAAAGAAGTGGGGCAAAAGGGTGGTAAGGTCGAACTTACCTAAATCAACAAACCCGCGAATTAAATCCCCCGTCGCTGGTGTTTGATTAAAGGTACAATAAAACCATGAGCCTAAAAAATGGTGGCAAGAAGAATGACCCTGAAGTTTTCGCAAGAGAGCGGAAAGTCTTAGAAATGAGATTAGCGGGGGTTACATTCGACATAATCGGCAAGACTGTTGGGTATGCGAGCGCGGGGGCGACGTATAACGCTTACAAGCGGGCGTTGATTAGGACGTTACAAGAGCCAGCAGACGAGATCAGGGACACGGAACTGGCAAGGCTTGATCGGTTAATGCAGGGTATTTGGACGCAGGCTTTACGGGGTGAAATTTCATCAGTACAAACGGCTCTTAAGATCATGGATAGGCGGGCAAGATTGCTAGGATTAGATGCGCCTACAAAACAGCAGGTAGATGTTGTCACATACGAGGGGGGCAGTGAACTTGATAGAGAAATCCAACGCCTTGCCGAGTTACTCGCACAGGGTGGCAGCAAGCCGAATAATGTGGACGCACAACCAAGCGAGACCCTCGCAGATTGAGCCTGAAGGCGACTGGAAGACTTGGCTGATTCTTAGCGGTCGAGGGTGGGGGAAAACTCGGACAGGTGCGGAGTGGTTGGTATGGCAAGCGATTTACATGCCCAAAACTCGGTGGGCGATTCTTGCGCCTACATTCGGATCGGCTAGAGATACTTGTATCGAGGGAGAATCAGGGGTACTCGGGATTTTGCAGAGGTATGGGGCGTTAAAGAAGGACAACGGGTATAACCGAAGCAACGGGGAATTATGGCTCGCTAATGGTTCGAGGATTAAAACATTTTCGGCGGGTGACCCCGAAAGACTCAGAGGACCACAGTTTCATGGCGCATGGGTGGATGAATTAGCAGCCTTCCAGTATCCCGAGTCGTGGGATCAACTGCAATTCGGGTTGAGACTGGGAGCAGATCCTAGGGTGGTGGTTACGACAACACCTAAGCCTAAACCGCTTATCCGCGCTCTGGTGGATCGGAAGGATGGAACGGTTAGCATAACCCGCGGATCAACTTTTGAGAATAGAGAGAACCTAGCGCAATCGGCTTTGGTGGAATTACAGACACGGTACGCAAACACGAGGCTTGGAAGGCAGGAACTTTACGGGGAGATACTCGAAGACGTAGAGGGCGCGCTGTGGTCGATGGATTCGATAGATAGTAATCGGGTGGAAGTCGCGCCAAGAGACATACAAAGGATGGTGGTTGCAATCGACCCTGCGGTTACCAATACCGATGATTCTGATGAGACTGGCATTGTGGTGGCGGGCAAAAACAATCAAGGCGAGGCGTTTATAATCGCGGACTATTCGTGCAAAGCGTCGCCCCTTGAGTGGGCAAAAAGAGCGGTCGAGGCGTACAAAGTACATGAAGCAGATGTAATTGTGGTTGAGGTGAATAATGGGGGGGACATGATTGCCGCGGTCATTAGGCAGATCGACCCTGTGATTCCTATTAAGTCGGTAAGAGCGACGAGAGGGAAGGCGATCAGGGCAGAACCTATCGCGGCTTATTACGAGCAGAACCGTGTCCACCATGTGGGGGTGTTTGAGAAGTTAGAAAACCAGATGGTGACATGGACACCTGACGAGCCAAAATCGCCAGATCGGCTTGATGCTTTAGTCTGGGCATTGACTGACCTTTTAGAGGGTTCATCATTGACAGGGTATCTTGCTAACCTTGCTGTTTGGTGCGATACTTGTAACCTGCCTATGCCTAAAACTTTAAAAGTTTGCAGCAACTGTGCATCTCCGCTATCCGAGAGCGGGGACATAGAGGAGAGGCACGTGCTAGGAGCATAGATGGCAATCTGGGATAACTTACTTAGGCGCAACGTAGAAAAAGCAGCACCAATGTTGCCAGCGGGCGCACAGGTTTCACAGTTTACTCAACAGGAATTGTCAGGGGTCGGATACCAGCCTTATAGCATCGGAATCGCTACGGCATTACCACAGCCGACTTATTTAGCAGGCATACCATTTGGACCTTCCACCCCGTTAATTCCTGCTGCAATAAATCCAGTGGGGGCAGACGGAAGACCAGAGCCGAGACGGTGGGAGTACCCCGTCGCTTGGAACATCTTTGTATCAGAACAACGGGTTATTCCGTGGAACGTCCTAAGAACCGCTGGGGATCAAATAGACATCTTGAGGCGATGCGTTGAAGTTTTAAAGTCACGACTTAACGGGATGAACTGGGACATAACTTTTTCGGATTCTGCTAGTGAATTGATTGCTGCCGAATCTGGTGGGGATCATGTCAGGGCGATGCAAAAAGCGAGAGATGAGTACACGGAAGAGATTGCAAGACTTAGGGCGTTTTGGCAGACTCCTGATCGAATCAACGGCTTAGGATTTAAAGACTGGCTAGGGATGGCTCTCGAAGAGGTGCTAGTGCTGGATGCGTTGGCGGTATACCCGCACCCCGATTTAAAAGGCGACCTACATTCTTTCGAGATTCTAGACGGTTCGACGATTAAGCCGTTGCTTGACGATCGAGGAATGAGACCGCAACACCCATTTCCTGCTTACCAACAAATCCTTTATGGTTTTCCTCGTGGCGAATTCATCGCATCTTCCGATGATCCGACGCAAGACGGGAATTTCTCCGCAGACGAGATGATCTACTTAGTACGTAATAGAAGAACATTCACGCCTTATGGTTACAGCCCTGTTGAGCGCGCATTACCGCTGGCAGACCTTTATCTAAAAAGGCAACAATGGTTGAGGGCTGAATTTACTGACGGGGTTATGCCTGACTTAATGTTTGAGTCAGACCCGCAGTTTGGTGGCACTCCTGAATTGTTGAGAGCGTGGGAAAACATACTTAATGACGATCTAGCGGGACAAACAGAGCAGCGGAAACGCGCACGGATTATCCCGAGCGGATTAAAGGCGATAGATAACACGGGACATTCGGAAAAATTTAACGATACTTTCGACAACCATTTGATTAAGGGAATCACTGGGCACTTTGGGATTCTACCTTCAGAAATCGGCTATGCAGACGGTGGAACATTGGGGGGCGCGGGTCAACAAAATGGAGAGGCAAAATCGGGTGACGTGATCGGGGTCGAGCCTTTAATGCTTTGGCTTGCTGATCAACTTTCCGACCTGTCCTATAAATTCTTAGGGATGCCTAGAGAGTTAGTTTTTAGATTTAACGGTGGACGGGAAACGGACACGGAGACAGATGCAAGGCGGGTAGACATTGAGACGAGGGGCGCAAGAAAGTCGTTAAATGAGGCGAGAGCAGAGATGGGTCTGCCACTTATTGATTCACCTGCTGCCGATGCGTTAATAATGAATACAAGCGCAGGTTTATACATGGTTACTAGTGGGGGCTTGGTATCTGTTGATCAACCTTCGCCAGCACCTGAGGGTCAAGTCATTGTGCCAACAAGCAGTCAAGAAGAAGAGGCTTTAGATAGCCCAGCAGTGTCGCCGTTAGATGATGAAGAATCACTAGAGGAGAGCGTCAAAGCGGAAAAACTAGCCGTAGGCAATTTTGTTTCGTGGGGTTCAAGTGGTGGGAAGGCGAGAGGAAAGATTACTCGGATCGCCAAGTCGGGAAGCATAAAAGTACCTGACTCTAGTTTTTCGATTAATGCGACGGAAGAAGACCCCGCTGCTTTAATTAGGGTTTACCAGCGAGACGGGGATTACTGGAAGGAAAGCAAAACAATAGTAGGTCACAAACTCGCAACCTTGACAAGGATCGAAGAGTTACGGGCGAAGCCTAAAGATGCAGAAAAAATCGACCAAGAATCGGCTCAAGAAGTTAAAGCATTTTTAAAGTGGGCAAAGAAGGGGAATACCGAAAGAGATTTTGAATTTCTAGCGGTGGACGCTTTTATGGCAAAGGCTTTGAACCAGTCAGTAAGAGAGCAAGACTCTGAATTAACTAAAGCACTTGCAGATGGTGTTTTAAAAAAAGCGTAAGCCGTAGAGATGCGGCTAAAGAAAACCTCTTCATAAGAAACTCCTTAATCATCCAATCGGCGATGAGGAAGCAAGCAGATGCGAAGAAGATAACCAGCAAATGGTATGACCACAATGCGATTAAATCTCCCGCGACTCAATCGGCAAAAGACTGGGTAAGAATTAACCTATCTCTAGACGATTCAGGAATGACAAAAGCGATGGAGAGCGTCTACTCTTCAGGGTGGGCTTTCGGGGGTGCAGATGCTGCTGATAGGCTTGGGTCTAGCATTGGTTTTGACTGGGATAATTGGAAGGCGGGAAATGAAGCCGCGGCTGCGTTAGTGGATTACCCGAGCGGACTACAAAACCTTTTAAATAAATCGGGGACAGTAATCCGAGGGCTGGACAATACAACGGTTGATAGAATCGGCACGGCTTTGGCGTTGGGGCTATCACAAGGGTTATCGCCAGCGGATACAGCAAAGGCTGTGGATTACGTTATCGACAATCCGCTTAGATCGATGGTTATCGCTCGAACAGAGACTGCACGCGCTTTAATAGATTCCAACGTGGCAAGTTATCGCGAAGCAAAAATACAGAGACTAGAGTGGCTTGTCGGAGACCCTTGCCCTATCTGTGCGCCGAACGCGGGGGTGATTGTGCCTATTGGTGAGGAATTTCCAAGTGGGAACGTTTACCCGCCTGCTCACCCGAATTGTGTTTGCGATGTTGCGCCAGTTTTGGATGACGATTTACAAGGGGCTGTAAGTCAGGGGTCTATTAATCAAGAGCCAGAAATTGCAAGAGTAGAAAATCAAGACCGCTCGAAGATGGGTGACATCCGAATACCAATTGAGGACTTAAGGGGCGGGAGCGCAAGTAGATTCTTGAGACCAGACGGGACGTTTACCCCCGACCGTCAGGCTCTGCATGACAGAATTGTTTTTAATGCGGTAGATGGGATTCAACCATCAGCAAATCCAACGTACACAATGCTCGGGGGCGGACCTGCTTCGGGTAAAACAACTGTTATTAATTCAGGGGTTGCGGAAGTTATAGATGCTACAAAGGCTGTACACATTAACGCTGACGACATAAAGAGCCTTTTGCCAGAAACGCAGGCAATGTTGGATGCAAAAGATACTGCTTGGGCTGCTTACACGCACGAAGAATCCTCTTATCTGGCAAAGCGGATTCAAAATGCCGCAATGCAAAGGTCACAGCACATTGTCTTGGATGGTACAGGAGATAACGGGGTGCAAAGCATTGTTGGGAAACTCAAGGCTGCGAGCGATGCGGGCTATGAGGTAAACGGGGTTTATGTTACTGTGACAACTGAACAGGCACTAGCAAGATCCGCGGCACGGGGAGTTAGAACTGGAAGAGTTGTGCCAGATACGGTAGTCAGGAACATACACGCTGCGGTGTCTGACGTGTTCCCCCAAATTTACGGGAGATTCGACTCTTTCTATGTAGTGGACAACTCGATTAACCCGAGAATAATCGCTACTGGCGGCAAAGGTAAGATAGAAATAACAGACAAGAAGGCTTACAATGCCTTCCTGAGAAAGGCTAAAAAATAGTGCAAACATACGTTGAATCCGATTTAATAAATAAAATTTTAGTCGCTATCGGTCTGGGCAAATCTAAGGAAAAATTTAAAGGCAACTTAACAGAATTCGAATCTGCTTTCTGGGGTCAAGTGGAAAAAGAAATCGAAGAGATTAGGGCAGCGGGTATGATCCCAATGATTCCGACGGAAACACCAAGCCCTACCCCGTTGATTAATTAAAAACATACGGATCTGCCCGATAGACAAACGCCCTAAGTGTGCGCCATAATTAATTTATTACTTTAGGAGTTTGCTTTGGCTAAAAATACTCAAGATACTACCGCTTATGCTCAAATAGTTAAATTTGAAGAGCAGGAAGATGGAACAGTGCTGGCGTATGGCAAGGCAACCGACGATACCTTAGATTCCGACGCGCAAGTTTGTGACCCGATCTGGTTAGAAAAAGCAATGCCCGAGTGGTTTAAATTTGGAAACATTCGCGAACAGCACACAAACATTGCAGCGGGAGTTGCGACGGAGTACGAATCAAAAGGCAACGAGCATTTCATTACAGCGCACATAGTAGATCCCAACTCTGCAAAGAAAGTTAAAGCGGGGGTACTTAAGGGGTTCTCTATTGGGATACGAGGCGCAAGGGTTATTAAAGACGCAAACGCAGCGGGCGGCAGAATCATTGACGGGCAAATTGTTGAGGTCTCAATTGTTGATCGACCTGCAAACCCATCATGCACTTTAATTATGGCAAAGACTGTCGGCGCAGATGTTGTGCAGGTGGAAGAGTATACGGAGACGGAAGGCAAGGCGATGACAGCCACCGAAATTATTGAAATGGCTAAAGGCTTAACCGCCGATACAGTCAAATTCAACGAAGCAGGATACAACGATGCACGGCGAGCCCTTGCGACATTAATCATGTCAGAGGCGGGGGAGATGGCAGAGGGATCTGATGAGAGTTACTCGATTCAATGCCTGCTTGCTGCTGTGTGCGCACTCATGGAGTGGGTCGATAGTGAAGAGAAAGAAGGAGAAACCGCCATGGAGACTGAAGGGATGTACATGGACATGGACATGGAGATGGCAATCAAGCCAGAAGAATCCATAAGTGAAGAACTTGAAGAGGTAGCGGAGAAGTCTTTAGAGACGACTGAGAAATGCCTAGAGTGCGGTTGCCACGAGCCAGCCAACGATCATGGCAGAGAAGATGTGTCTGTTGCAGAGATCGTAGTAGCAGAAGAAAAATCTGCCACCCTTGATAATTCAGAATTACGCGAACTTATCGCGGAAATTGTGAAGTCGCTAAACACCAACCCGACGGTTGAACAGGATCTATTGACAAAGGCTGCCGAAGCCGAACGCATTGAGGCGTTGGAATCGGAACTTGCACAGGTCAAGGCTCTTGCTGCACCTAGTGGACCAAAAAGATTCGCTCAGGTGAATAGCAAACCAATTAATGAGAAAGTGACCAAGGCGGCTTATTTCCGCGCTAAGGCTGCGGCAACATTAGATAAGGCACTCGCTGACGGATACCGCCAGATGGCTGCCGAATTAGAAAAATCCATTTAACCCAACTTAACTAGAAAGGTGGTTCTCAGATATGTCTGAAGCCCCAAAAGTTACCGATCTATACGGTGACTTATCTCCAAGGGATGCGGCTGCACGCCACGAAGATTACATCGCTGCATTGACTAAGAGCAACTCAAGCCCTGTCGATGCATCATTCTTCGGCGGTTCACCAGTTGCTCCTGCTGCAATGACGGCATCCGCCGCAATGCAAGCAATCGTTAGCAATGAATCAATCGTTAAGGGTATGAGCCCTGATGCTCTTTCATCTCTAACAACCGCTCTTGAAGTACAGCGTGCTTCTGGTCAGGACATCGTCAAGGATCTTACCTTGACAAGCCCGATCAGCACGGGACTTGTAGCCTTCGATCTCGAAGCACCTGCAAAACTTCTAACCCCTCGTCCAACACCTTTGCGCAATAAAATTCCACGCAAAAAAGGAGTCGGAACATCTCACCGCATTAAAGTAATTAGCGGCTTTACTGGTACTGGCACAGGCGGAGTAGGCAATACATGGCCAGGAATTACCGACAGTACAACTACTTCATTCGGCTCTGTAAATTACTTGCGTGGACCAAAAATCTCATACGCAGGTTATGACAAGGCTGTTAATTACAAGCAGTTCTCTCTTTCTGACGCAGTACCGTTTTCTGCACAGTTCCAAGGACAGGGCTACCAAGACATCCGCCAGTTATCTCAGACATCCGTGCTTTACGCATCCATGCTTATGGAAGAGCGCATGCTACTTATGTCTCGTGGAACTGATTCGGGTTTCCAAGGTGCGCTTGCCGCTCCTACATTCGCAGGAACATCACCAGTTGCAAGCGCAAGTCAAACCGCGCTTGCTGCTGCAACCTACTACGTAAATGTAACGGCTGATGCTGGTGCATTTGGTGAATCCATCCTAGGAACGGAAGCATCGGTCGTAGTGGCTGCTGGAGACGTGCTTAGTATCGGATCTTATTGCTCCTGTGGTTGGTGCGCTTGGTTACAACGTTTATGTTGGAACAACTACTGGCGATGCTAACCTTAAGTACCAAGGTCGCTCAACTGGGCTAACCTTCGTTATTCAGGGTGCTGCATCTAACGTAACCACAGGCGATAACGCCCCATTCTCAACAGGTGGTGCAGCCGCTACACGCGCAACTGCTGATACATCTGCACGAGCAACTGGCTACGATGGCATCCTGCCTACCGTGCTTGGCTCTGAGAGTGGATTCATTAATCGGATCAATTCGGTGTTTAGTACCAGCAATCCTGGCTCTGAATTCCAAAAGGTGTTCGCTGCACTTTACGAAAACGTAAAGGCTGACCCTGATGAGATTCTGCTTAATGGTGGAGACCGCAAGCAATTATCTGACGCAATCAAGTCGGGATCTGTCGCTAACTACCGTCTAAACATCTCACAAGATGAAATCGGTGGCATGACACTTGGCAACGTTGTAACAGGTCTGCAAAACGAAGTAACTGGCAAGGGAATTTCCCTAACCGTTCACCCGTGGTTACCACAGGGTGTTGCGCCAGTACTTTCGTACACATTGCCGATTCCTGATACAAACGTTTCTGATGTTTGGGCAGTATTCAATACGCAGGATTACATGGCTATTGAATGGCCAGTAACTCAATTCGCATACGAAACCAGCACATACTGGAACGGTACTTTCCAGTGCCAAGCACCAGCATGGAACGGTGTAGTGTCGGGAATTGTTTCCGCGTAACTAATAAGTCCGTGTGACCCTTGCCCACTAAACTAGGGTAGGGGTCACACCTCTTTATGGAAGGTAAAGAATGGCTAAGTATTTTGCAAGCGATCGGCGAGCGGTAGAAGTAACGATTGAAGGCGCAAGAACTGGCTCGATGCGAACTCTCAAGGCGGACAGGAAGGGTTTCTATGAAGTCACAAATAAGAGCGATGCAAAAGCACTTAAAGATTCGGGCTTCGTTGAGGCATCGCTTATGGGACCGAGTAGCGGAATCGGCGGCTATCTATGTTTTAAGTGCGGTTTCAATGGTTGGTTCAAGACTTGCGGAAAATGTGGAACTACCCAAGAAGGACCGCAAGATGCTGGTGCCTGAAACGACAAAAGAATTTAAACATAAGCAATGGTGTGCAATGATGTGGTCGGATTATATGGAGTGCGATTGTGAGGAAAATTAATGGCTAATCTTTATGGAAACACGACAAAGTTATTTTCAACCCCTTACATAACCGCAGCGGAGTATAGGCAAGCGCCTACGGCTATTGACATAGATAACCTTGTGGCTGGTTCAACTGATGCGGCTGTTCAGGATGCGGAATTAGTAAATGGAATTGCAAGGGCTTCTTCATGGATAGATACTCATTGCAACCAAGTTTTGGGCGCAAATACGGTAACCGAGCAACAGCGCAACCGCTTACGACCAGATGGATTTCTTGCAATACACCCTAGATACTCACCGCTAGTTGCGCTTACCGAGATTTCTTACGGCATCGCGCCGAACCTGATGGTTAGTTTTCCTGATCCATCGGTCGGGTGGATTGAAGATGAACAATTTATAATCCCTTACACCGCTGCTAACATCTCTTATTCCTCACAAGGACCGCTTCAATTTGGGATGCCAGCAGTACCGCGGGCAAGGGTATTTGTTAAATACACATACATCAACGGGTACGCATCTACGGTTCTCGCTGTTAGCGCGATTGCAGGGGCAATTTCTGTGACGGTTGGCAATCCTGTGGGAATTACTGCGGGGCTTACTATGACGATCTACAACGGAAAATTTACCGAGATGGTAACCGTGGCATCTAGTTATGTGTTCGGCTCTGCGGTAGTGCCTCTTGCAAGCCCTCTCGTCAATGCTCAGACTCTTGGGGCGGGAATTAGTGCGTTACCCCCCGCGATAAAACAAGCCGCTATCCTTGCCACTACTGCGATGTTAAAAGTGCGTGGAGATTATTCGATGACTATGCAGGTGACTAACCAAGCGGGGTCAGTGAGTGCGGGTGCTGACGGCACGGGAGATTTAAACCTTGCAAAAGAATTGTTGCTACCTTTCCGTAGGATTCGTTAAATGTCGCGGGCGGAAGTGCGGGCGCAATTAAATACATTTTTGACAACACCGCCTGTGGCTAATGTAAATCAGGTGCTGACATCTTTTCCTAAGCAAATAAATTTTCAAGTCGGATCAACTAGCGGACAACAAACGCGGGCAGCGGCTGTAATTTTTATCGCTAACGAAATAGAAAGTCGCATCGCATTGGGTGGGGCATCGTCAGGAAAAAAGCGAATCGACTACACGGTTATCCTGCAAGTGTTTACTCATTCAATGCATCGGAAGTCAGAAGACGCGATGGATGATTTCGATGTGATTATCGATGACATTAAAAATCGGCTTAGATCAGACCATCGATTCGGCGACGATAACGGGCAACTAGTGTGGCAGGGGGCAGAGCCTGAGATTTCCGTAGATTATGGCGAGCCGTCTACAAGTGATCGAGGGGCAACGGAGACGTGGGCTTCAATACAGTTTCAGGTTACGCAAATTATTACTGCGTAATCTGATGGGGCTGCGGGATTCGGCAAGCCTTCCACTTAATCCCGTAGTCCTCTTTTTCCTTTAGTTGTAGCATAAAATTAATTTGTTTAAATAACTTGACTTGGCTATTTAAATCAAATACTCTTTAGTTATCAGGTTAGAAAAAAACAAAGGAGTACCAAATGAATACAGCAATTAAAGTAAAATCAGGTCACTACAACTACCGCGGCATTTTAATCGTTCGCGGTGAAGTTAGCACTCACAAAGGGCTTGGATGGTATTACATGAATCCAAAGACTTACAAGACAACCTACGCATCAACCCTTAAAGATGCCGTGTACGCAGTAGATTACGCCTTCGAGTGCAAGGCAGGTGCATAATGAATACAACAACACTGAGAGACATCGAAGCACAATTTAACGCTTGGTTCGCAGTAACAGTAGAAGCAAAGTTTCAACTTCATGTCAGCGATTTCTTTATCGATTATCTTGACGCGCTAGATAACGAAGAGGTTAATTATGAAGTGCCCTCTTTCTATACAATCAGCAACCGCCCCGAAATCTTTTACCCAAGTTTTAAGGTGACTTTCTAATGAATACCAAGCAAATCTGCGTAGAGTGCCAGCGGGTGTTTGATTTGATGGATGAAAGAGACGCGGGAGAATGGTACTACGGGCACGATTGTGAGGTTGAATAATGAAACTGCTAGGGCATGATTTTGGAGATCAAGACATTTATGAAAAGCCAGCAAAGAACAAGAAACAGTCAATAGTTTGCAACTGTCAAGATGGCAACAAGTGGAGATTTAAAATGGCTAGTAGCACACCTGAATCGTGAAGCAAAAAAAGTGGCTTAGATGCGTGTACAATTAAATCATGAAAATCAGCGTGGACGCGCTCAAAACAATTGAAGCACTGCGAAAAATAGACAAAAGAATTCCTGACGCGATGCAATTCGCAACCCAGCAAGTTGGCATGGCTGCAACCAGTGAGATGAAAAAGCAGATAACAGGCGGACACAAGGCGGGAACGCCGACCCCCTCAGTAATAGGATCTCCGCCTACAAACATTACTGGCAACCTGCGTAGGGCAATTAGAGCAACATACCCAATAGGCTTTCGTGGGTATTCCGTTATCGTCGGATCTTTTGCGATTTACGCCCGACAAGTGGAGCAGGGTGGCGGTAATTGGCGGAATGGTGCAAGGTATCCATTTGTAGAACCTACTGCTAGAATTATGTTGCAAGAGAAGAAAGCGCAAAACATTTATAGCAGGGCAATTCGCAAAGCCCTTGATAGCAAATAGGGAGTATGAGTGCCAAAATTTCGTGCAGAGATTTTAGAGGAACGCACATACCCGACGCTTGGCATGGTCATTAAGCCCGATGAAGTAGTCAATCTGCCCGCTGGGACAAGTATTGCTGGCTTAGTTCTAGTTGAAGAAAAAGCACAGAAAAAATCCGACCCCGTTGCCGAGGCAACAATCTCTGAAGGAGCATAGAGCATGGCTCTGCCAAAAGTACGGTCTTTTATAGGCATCGGCAAAGAATCAGCGCGCCCCGTTTTAGGCGAAGCACCTACCCTTGCTGATGCGACGGATTACATACCAGTAACAACCATAACCCCGCTTGATAACGTCGCTTACCTTGATGACATGGGATTACGCGGATCTATGACGGAAGAATACGACGTAATACAGGGTCGTATCTTTAGTGAATTTGAAATTGCGGGGGATGTGTTTCCTGATACCTTCGGTTACCTCGTGGCTGGTTTGATGGGAGATGTCGCGACAGTTGGAGCATCTGCCCCTTTTACCCATACGATCTCGCTACTAAATAGCGGCACGGGTCAGCCAGTAACCTATACGGCAACAGATTTTAACGGATTAAACTCTAGACAGTTTGGCGGTCTGCAATTTGCTTCCGTAGATGTTAATTTTTCCGCTGATGCGTTATTAAGTTATACCGCCAAAGCGATGGGTTACCAGTCGGTAGTTGGCTCAACGCCAACGCCTTCATTCTCTACGGTCATACCAGTGCCGTCATGGAGTGGCTCAGTATCAATCGCGGGGTCGCCGTCCATAAAGATGGCAGAGGGAAACATAGCGATCACTCGAACGGTTGAACCGATCTTTACTTTGTTGGATAATCAACGACCATACCAAATGTTTGCAGGACCTGTGAGCGTTGAAGGGGCTATGACTTTTGTTACAGAGAGTGACGTAGAACTTGATTACTACTTAAATAATACCAAACCAATTGTCGTAGTTAATTTCACGCAGGGGTCGGGCGCAACACTCACGCAGGTTCAATTCACTATGAGCAAGTGCGCATTTACTATTGCGAGAATTGAACGCTCAAAAGATTATGTAGAAACTAGCGTTACCTTTAAGGGAATCGCCAATACAACAGATGGTGGAGTATCAGCAGGATTCTCGCCAATTAAAGTAATATTAAAAAACGCAAAGGCATCAGGTACTTACGTTTAATAGGTAGCGGGAAGGCTAAACTATGCAAAGAAAAAATCTAACAGGCGGCTGGGTTGAATTAAGAAGCCCAACGGAAGTGCCAGAACGGTTACGCCGTCCAGTGGTTCATGCAAGTATTGATGCGCAACGATTCGCTGACCTTGAAGAGGGCGACTTCACGGGCGAGGACATGAATCAATTGCAGGTGCTAAATGATCTCGTGGCTATTGCTCTTGTGAGTAAGTGGTCTTTTGAAGCCGATATCTCTTTGGATGGATTATTAGATTTACCTAGCGGCTCTTACGATGAACTGCTTGCGATAGTTGCGCCGCAGGTCGGAGAATTGATGCCAAACTTCGGCGTGAATCCTGACCCAAAAGTGCTTACCGAAAACTTAGACGGCTAACTTGGGCTCTTTCTGGTAAAGAGGTAGGCGAGGGGTTAGAAGAAGTGCCGTACTGGCGGGATTACATTATCGCCAAAAAGTTTGGCTGGACTAAAAGTCAGATTGAGGAACAACCCGCTGTTTGGCTAGACTGGTTAATAGCAATAGATAGAGAAGTTTCGGCATTTGAGGCGAACTTAGGCTAGAAGGGTGTCAAGTGTCTACCACTATACCGCCCGTATACGTTGAATTTAGAGGAAATGCTAATGACCTTTTAGGGGAAATTAGAAAAGTCACGAAGGCTTTGCCAGAAGTTGAGAAGCAAGCCAAAAGTGCCAGCAAGTCTTTCGGATTATTAAAAGGTGCGATCGCTGCGGTGTCGGTTGCTGCCATTGCACGCGGATTGAAAACCATTACGATGGGTGCTTCTAATCTAGCGGAAGCCATAAGCAAGGTAGATGTTGTATTTAATGACAACGCCGCAGAAGTCCAGAAGTGGGCTAAAACTACCGCTGTCTCTATGGGTGTCAGCCGTTCTGCCGCCTTAGCCGCCGCAGGAACTTATGGCAATCTATTTAAAGCATTTGGCTTGGGTGATAAGCAAGCACAGACAATGTCTATGAGTCTGGTCAAACTCGCAAGTGACTTGGCATCCTTCAATGACACATCCATAGACGACGCAATTTTGGCTTTGCGGTCTGGTCTCTCTGGTGAGGTTGAATCGCTTAAAAAGTACGGTATCGCGATTAATGAAGTGCGGCTCAAAGAAGAAGCAAGAAACTTAGGTTTAATTAAATCAACCAAAGACGTAATGCCACAGGCGGTTAAAATGCAAGCCGCTTATGCGTTGATTATGAAAGACAGCGCGCTTGCGCAAGGCGACTTTGCTCGGACATCTGCGGGTTTCGCCAACCAGATGAGAACTTTGCAAGCAAACATTAAAGATGCAGGCGATAGTTTGGGCGCAATTCTTTTGCCTTATCTCACCTCGCTGGCGACAACGATCAATGAAAAAGTAATACCAAACATACAGGCTTTTATTAACGGGCTAACTGGAGATGTGAGCGTTATCGCAAGCCTAGATGAATCGGGTCAAGCGGCTTACACTTGGGGCGCTAGAGTTTCAGCAATTTTTGATTTCATTTTGGCATTTAAGCCACTTTTGATTGGTTTGGGTATTGCGCTAGCATCAATTTGGGCTCTTAATACGATCGCCGCAGGAGTAAGCGCGACTGTGTCAGCAATTGGAGTCATAACGACTGCTTACAAGTTCCTGAGAACTCAGGCAATTTTAACTGCAACGGCAATGGCTTTTGCTTTCGGACCAGTAGCGGGAGTAGCGGGAGTCTTAGCGTTAGGCGCAGCGATGATAGGCGCTAATTATCTGGCAGAAAAATACAGCGCCAAGATGCCAGAAATGCCTGCGTTTGCTGCAAGCAAGCCTTACGTTTCTCCAATGGGTGAAGATGCTTCTCTAAGTATACCCGAGACAATTAGCGGGACTGACGGCAAGAAAGGAAGCAAGGTAGGTAAAGCAAAAGCAGCGGCAAAAGCCGCAGCAGCCGCCGCCGCAGAAGCAGCCGCAGAATCAGCAAAAGCCGCGAAAGAGTACGCGGATAAAACGGCACAAATGGCGAGAGACATTGCTAATGCAATTTTGGATAGTACTAAAAACTATTGGGCAACAGTAGTAAGTGCCGCCGAGCAAGCAAGGAATTTTGCCGAAGAGCAGTACAACAAAACTTTAGCCCTTTTGCAGGCTTCGGTTTCTGGATTAAGCGGATCGCTAGACATCACGGAAAAGGGAAGCACGGGCGCGGGAATGGTTGCGTACTTTAAAAGGCAACTGACGAGAATTAAAGAATTTGTGGCTAACGTGAGCAAACTAAAAGAGATGGGTCTGCACCCGATGTTCATTAGTCAATTAGTGGCTGCTGGACCTGAAGGCGGGAGCCGTGCGGCAAGGGCGTTAGTCGGGGATTCAGCCGCTATTGCTGAATTAAATGCAATGCAAACGGATTTCTTAGGTGTGGCTCAAGGGGCTAGCGGCTTGTATCAGGAAGACAGCACGATTACCGACATGGCTATGCGTACGGGTGCGGGAATCGGTTATACAACCGCTGAAAACACATATCAAAAATCTTTATCCGACCAAGCAAACATGATCGGGGTAGCAGAAAGAGCGGCTGCTGAATATAATCAAAACAACAACATGACTTTTAATATTGACGGCGCAACTTACGAAGACCCCGCAAGACTGGCGCAAGCGATTGCTGATGCTGTCGCTGCGGGCGTAAAGAGTGTGCCGTTACCTGCTGCTGCAAC